CCAAAATGCTTGCAGAATTTGACTCCATTCCAACTACAAACCCAAAGAAAAAAGTTATTAAACCTTTAACTAAACCTTCTATAGGTGTTAAAGGCAGAGAACAAAAACCTAGAAATCCTTCATCTGATATTGTGGCAAATCTATTGCTACAAATGTATAAAGGTAATCTTAGATATAGTCAAACTCAAAATTGTTTTCTTATTTATGAACATGTAAATAATGGTCTTTGGTCTGCTTTGTCAGATACAGAAATGAAAGGAGAAGTAAAACATAAGCTTGAATTAATAAAAGATGAGATCTTGCCTAATGGCTACAGCATGAATCTTGTTAATGACGTATTAGAACAGTTAAGAATTACAGTTATCTTTGATGATTGGTATGAAGGTAATGATTATTTGTTATTTACAAATGGAATATTAATCGTTAAAACAAAAGATTTTATTCCTTTTGATAGGGAAATGTATCTGACTCAACAGTTACCTTATGATTACAATCCTGCAGCTACATGTGAGCCTATTATCAAATGGTTAAAACATGTACAAGATGATAGTTGGGGACGTGTACAAGTCCTTAGAGCATGGTTACGTGCAGTATTATTGAGTCATTCAGATATTCAAAAGTTCGTTGAAATTGTTGGTCCAGGTAAGTCAGGTAAGTCCACATATTCCAACCTTGCACATGCATTGGTTGGTGACACTAATGCAATTATTTCATCCCTTGATCACTTAGAAAAAAGTAGATTTGAAACTGCTAATTTATATAAAAAGAAATTACTTTTATTTAATGATGTTGAAAGATATGGTGGTTCAGTTTCAGTATTAAAAGCAATTACTGGTCGTGATTTAATTCGAAATGAACGTAAATTTCAATCTGGTTCATTAAAGCCGTTTAAATTTAATGGGTTGGTAATGATAACTGCAAATGAACCAATACAAACGACAGATCCTACATCTGGGCTTGCACGTCGTCGTCTTACTATTCCTTTTGATCGACCTTTCCTTGGTAGTGCAGCTCAACAACGCACATTAATAGATATGGATGATAACGGAGCACCCTTTGGTGACTTCGCTGATTTACTTCCAGGATTGGTTAATTGGGTATTAGATATGCCTGAATTAGAAATGCGTGAATACTTAATGGAAACTAATGGTAAAGTTCCTTTCTTTGCTAAACATCATAAAGAACAAATATTAAAATCTAATCAAATCATGGATTGGATGGAACATTGCTTAATCTTTGATCCAGGATCTTCTGCTCCTGTTGGATTAGCAAAACATTCACAACCAGGATCTACAAATGTCTTTATGTCTTGGGATAAGTGGCTTTATGCCAGCTATTGTGAATTTTCTCGTGGTTCAAATAGTAATATCCTTGGTCGTAGTCGATTTGAAACATTGTTAATGGATGTTTGTATTCATCAACTGCGTTTAAATATTTATAAATTTAAAGATCGTAGAGGAATGAGAGTAAAGAATATTGCTTGTCGTACTTCAGATCAAAAATTTACTGACTATCCTTCTATTATTGAAGTTGGATTAAATAAAGATAAATGGAAAAAAGAATATGGTGAAGTTCTTGATAGAAAAGAAAAAGAAGAAGGGTAATTAAGTATTACTATTTTCTTTTAATCTGTGTATATTTGAATAAGAAATATAAATTTAATGGCTAAAAAACCTAAACTTTTATGGTGTGGAGATATTGTTGCTAAAACAGGCTTCGCTCGTGTTACAGAAAATGTTCTTCCTTATTTAGCTAAACAATTTAATATTGTTGTTTTAGGAAATAATTGGTGGGGTGATCCAACTCCTTTACAGAAGAAATACAAAATGTATCCTTCTTCTAATCGTTTTCAAACTGCTCCATTTGGAGAACAAAGAATTAGAGAGATAGTAGAAATAGAAAAGCCAGATGTGATTTTTAGTATTAATGATATGTGGATTCTTAATGCTCAATATAATCAAATAAAAGATCACCATAAAAATAAAAAATTTAAATTTGTAGGCTATGCACCTATGGATTCCTATGGATGGGTTGGTTGTATTGCAGATACTGCTAATGATTGGGACGGAATTATTTCATATACTCAATTTGGTGCAAGAGAATTTATTCAATCTGGTATTACAAAACCAATAGCTGTTGTGCCTCATGGTGTAACTCCAGGGCAGTTCTACCCAAAAGATAAAAAAGAATGTAGAAAGAAATTAAATTTACAAGAAGATATTTTTATTGTCTTTAATGGAAATAGAAATCAATTTCGTAAACGAATTGATATAACAATTGCTGCATTTGCTCAGTTTGCAAAAGATAAACCTGATACCCAGCTTTACTTACATATGGGTAAAAAGGATCAAGGTTGGGACATTATGCATCTCTTTGATAGAGATATGAAACGTCAAGGTCTTGATCCAAATAATCGAATTATCTTAACTGCTGATACTGAACAGCCTCCTAATGTTGAAGTTGATATGTTAAATACGATTTATAACTGTGCAGATGTAGGCATTAATACGTGTAAAGGTGAAGGATGGGGACTTGTAAATTTTGAACACGCTGCTTGTCGTGTCGCTCAAGTTGTTCCAGGGCATACTTCCTGCAAAGAAATCTTTGAAGGTTATGGTCGTTTAATCAAATGCCCTCATATAGATACTGATACTAATTATGGAAGAGAAATGCCTTGTCCTTCCACAGAACATCTTGTTGAGATTTTAAATGATCTTTATGAGAATAGATCTAAGTTAGATGCTACGTCTGAACTTTGTTATGAAAGAGCTTTAGAAAAACAATTTACTTGGGAAGTAATAGGTGCTCAATTTGCAGGAATCTTTCAAGATGTAATAAAAGGTATAGATCACTCTATAGATAAACCAATACCGAAAAAACGAAGAAAAAAAAGTAAGAGGACTATTGGTCATGATGAGTAAATATAATTATCGACCTTGGGGTTGGTGGAGAAATCTTTATCAAGGACCAGGCTATTTAGTTAAGATTATTTTTATTAATGATGGAGAACAACTTAGTCTTCAGACTCATAAACATCGTAGTGAAACTTGGGTAATAGCTGATGGAGAAGGTGAAGTATTTTGTAATGGATTTTGGCAACATGCAAGAAAAGGTAAATGCTATCACGTTCCTGTTAATTCAATTCATCGTGCTAAAGGAGGTAAAGGAAATCTTTTAATCGTTGAAACTCAACATGGTGACAAGCTTTCTGAAGATGATATAGAAAGATTAGAAGATGATTATGGAAGAGTTACAAAAGTTAAAGATGACACAAAAACATAGAATAGCTTATTTTTTCCTTAGTAAAGAGTTAAATTACACTTCTATTCTGAGTCACATAAGACTCAATAAGAACATAGAATAAAAATGTAATTTAGCCCTATACTTAAGAAATATTAACTCTATTCTATGTTTCTCTGACACATGCCTCATAATTATAAAAAAATGCCACCACTTTGGTATTTAGAAGAATTATTTGAATTAAGTAATAAGTATGATAGTGGATTGTGTTGGGCAACTAAACAAAGCCGATATAAAAAAGGTGACGCTGTAGGTACCAAAAATAAATCTAATGGTTATTACTTTGTATCTATAGACAATTCAAGTTATATGGTTCATCGTATTGTTTATTATTTAAGAACAAAAGAATGTCCTGATTCTTTCTGTATAAAACATAATTTTTCTAACAAGAAAAAAGACAACAGATTAGAATTAAAGCCTACTTATATGTCATATGGATGAGCTTGATAAGCTAATAGAATTCTCTGCTTCAGGAAATAATTTTCGCTACTTTCCTGATATTGATTCAATGTCAGAAAAAGAATTAAACGAATTTGATTACTATCGAGGATTTCCTTGCCCTCATGGACATAATATTAGAGATAAAGAAAACCATTGGTGTTATCACTGTGCTATAAAAATACAGTCAAACATTTGTGGGTTTGATATAAATTATATTCATAAAGATTACAAGACAAAATACCATCGTCTTTGGAAACATATAAAAGTAAAAAGTATAGAAGAATGTTGGGAGGCTAGTCTTCCAGGAAAACGTGGTCCTCATCGAGTTTGTTTTCCTTCTTATCGTTCACAATACAGTTGTCAAAAAGCAGAAAATACTACAGCTCATAAAGCAATTTATCAATGTGCTTGGGGAGATATTGGTAATATGTTTGTTACTCGATTATGTGGAAATCCTTGGTGTCTTAATCCTTTACATATGACATCTAAATGGAATAGAAGAGCAATGCCTAAAAGAATTAAACCATTCTATTTAGATTTTGAAGCTGAAAAATTAATGAGAATGAGTAAAGCAGAAATGTTACATCGAGAAGATGAAATTATTACAGAAGAGTATAAACCTACTATTGAACATCCTTTAGTTGTCAAAGATACTCCCGATTATGATGAAGGATAGAATAATGTTTTTATATAAAAATGTCTCGGAACCAGACCACTCAAAGATCTAGGACAGCTAATGATCCTTTATTGATTGGTACCTTCGATGAAACATCTATACGTTATTTAACTGGTAAATTAGGTCCAACTAATAGAGTTTCTTCTAATGGATATGGTGGAGGAACTTATGACCATTGGTTTAAAATAAAAATCGAAACAGAAGCTTGGATTATATTAACGAAAGGAGGAGGATCTGAAAAATGGTTTACAATTTCAGCTTATGATTTAAATAAAAATTCTATTGTAGGAAGAGCTATTTTTGATAAAGATAGTATGCCATCAGTAGTAGATGGAAAGGTAATGAATCCTTATGTTGGAACTATTATGTCCACTGGGTCAGATTTATATAATAATTTTGATTCTAGAAGATTTGATAGAGGTGATTCAAGATATTATCCTTTAAAAATAGGTGAATATTTAATTTGTGTTTCAAGTACTTTAAGTACTCCTCTTGATTATGCTGTAGGTATAGTTATAGAAATGGCTGATCCATTTCCTGTATTACTTACTGAAGATTATGATCGTTTAATTTTTGAAAATACTCCTGATCAAGATGACATCATTTGTGATACCACAGTTAATTATACTGGAGCTGAAGATCATGAACATTCATTAACAGAGTGGAAAACTGCTTGGAGTCGAGAACGACAGCCTTATGAAAAGTTTCCAGAAGTACTTGTTCCTTTAACTACTAAACCATAAATTATGTCTATTAACCGTATTTCAAATTATCCTTATCTTGGATTTGATGATACTGTTTATGATGATATTTTACTTGATAGTAAAATTACTATTGAAGAAAGGAGAATGGAATTAATGGACTCTAATCTTTATACAGAAATTCTAGATGATCAGTATGATCAATGGAAATATAGACAGAATAAATTAGATCTTTCTGCTAGATTTAAAAAAGAATGTGAAGAAATTCCTTATTTACAACAATGTAAACTTTATGACTGTTAATAATGACATTGCGAACAACAAGAGCGAAGAAAATACAGACGACTCGTATTGGAAAACATATTTTGAAGATGAGACTATTTCCGTGGATGCGTACAAAAAACGGTTACATATGGCTCGCAAGTATGGCAATCAGCAAAAGCAACAGGCAAATCAACGACTGGACAACATTAAAAAAGAACAAACGAGTACAAAGATTGAAGTTATCTTTGACAGGTAGGTTTGGTCCTAAATCTCAAGCTATAGCAATTAGACAAGTAAGAGATTGGATGAAAGAAATCCCAGTTGGAGATTCAATTACATTAAGATGTGAATCTTGTGTACCAGAAAAGCAATTTAAGATATGGAAAAAATGGTTTTTAAAGAATGAAAGTAACAAATGGAAAATAAATGATGAATATAAATCTTTCTTTTTTTATAGATGTGATTAAAATATATTTAGTATCAATCATTAAAAATGGTTAGTTTAATTCGTCCATTACTTTTTAAATTTGTTAATACTCCTCAAGTCAAGCAATTGATTATTGATTTATTAACTAAATTAGCAGATTCTACAGATAATACTGTTGATGATAAAGCAGTTGTTTTTATTAAAAATGGTTTATTTCCAGGGGCAAAAACTTCTAAATAGGAGAAAACCACCAAACAGCTCCTTTTTCTATATCTATATAATCACGTAAATTTAATGCGTCATTTTTATGTAAGGTGACGCATTCTCTATGTCCATTAAGTTCATAACACATATTAACTTGTACATTTAATCTATTTTTAAATGTCATGATTATAGACTAAAAGTTGATTGTTATATTCTACCAATGGATGAAAAAACAAATAAACAAAATGATAAAAAAAGTTTATTAAAAAAAATAACTGATGCAGTTCCAGATAGAGAAGAACAGTTTGAACTTGTTAGTTTAGGAGTTAGATTATTTTTGTTAACTTGGGCGACATTGATGTTGTCATTATCATATCTAGATTTAAGTAAACTTGGGATACCACAACAAAAAATAGATCCAACTTTTATAGCAAGCGTTTTTGTTGGATTGGCTAGTTCCTTTGGGGCTTCTATTACACAAAAAGGAAAAGAAAATGGAGGTAAAGCTGCACCAAATCAAGGTATTACAGCTGCAGAAATGAAAGAAATATTAGGTAGTTCTCAAATCGTGCGAATCGAACATGCTCCTCTTAAAATAATTACAGATAAAAAAGATTAAATTAATGTTCTTTGATTCAATTACTCTGGTTACAGGAGGATTTGATCCTATACATAGTGGACATATAAAATATTTTGAGAATGCTAAAAAATTATCTGATTGTTTAGTCGTTGGATTAAATAGTGATCAATGGTTAATTAATAAAAAACGACAATATTTTCAAACTTGGAAAGAACGAGCAAATATTATTAGTCATTTAGATATGGTAAATATTGTTATAGATTGGGATGATTCCGATAATTCTGCATGTAGAGCAATTCAAAAATGTTTTCAGTTAACTAATAAGATTTATTTTGCTAATGGTGGAGATCGTAGTTCGGATAATACTCCTGAATTAGATCGTTATGCTTTAGACCCAAGGGTAGAGTTTGTTTGGAGTGTTGGAGGTGACGATAAAATTAATAGTAGTTCTTGGATATTAGATGAGTATTATCAAAAAAGAGAATCAATTTGCAGGTGATAGACTTTTAATTAAGTAATGTAAATAGTTAAAATGTGGAAGTTACTTTCATTTCTGATATTAATATTTAGTCCACTTTCAGTAAAAGCAGATCTTGTTCATAAATTATCAACAAGTACTTCTTTGACTGTAGGAGGTGCATCAACAATTGGAGAACGGATCGGTTCAACGTATGCAGTTAGTGGAAATAATGTGGCAGTAAGTTCAGCTCAGAATTCCGCTTTTGGTGGTTTAACTGCAGGTTCTGCTACAGCAGCACCAACAATGAAAGTTGGTACATATGATATAGGAGTTGATAATTCAGCATTCAGTTTCTCAGAATCATATACCCAAGGGGACGCAATAGCTGCAATGGGAGCTGGTGTTGATGTTAGTGCTGATGGTCTTGTTGTAGACATGCCAGCATTTGGTAATACCACAACTCAATCGGGTGGTGTAAAAGGTTCACTCGCAGGTACTATTTTGAGTTCTGGAGTTTTGAGCATAACCGCTGGAGGTGCAAACACCCTCGCTGTGGGCCAATTTGTATCCGAAATCTCCGTCAAATAGAGTAAATGAAACGGCTATTATTGCTGTTTATATTTCTTGAAACCCCTGTATTTGCAGTCCCTGTCGTCCCAAATTTTCAACAAGGATCACTCACATCTCATACTGAAACTACTAGCAAAGTAACGGAGATTATTTCAGTTGTGGAATATCAAAGTGGTTGGCAGCTATCTTTAACAGGGAATAATATATCTGTAGAAGGTGATAGTTTATTACCGTCTGCTGTAAATTCTACAAATAACATTGAAGGTATTATATCCACATGGACTTCTTTAGACGCAAATACTATGCCAAACGTAACAATAACGGACAATACAAAGCCTTGGCAATTTACCTCTTCATTAAGTCAGCCTGGATTAAAGACTCACACAGTCATAACTCGCACAACCGACATAACTTCAGTGACAGACACGGTTTCAACTTTCAGTCAATAAAGTATATATTAGTAATACTTATCAATACATTTAGTTTATTTCCTCAAGCTAGTAAGGCTGAAACGGTAGGTGGAGTCAGTGCTACAGCTAGTCCTATCGCTAATAGTAGTGGCTCAGTTACGAACCAAGCCATACAAGTTTTGCAGGGTCCATATATAACTAATACTTATGGTAACGGAGTGTCGTGTCAGGGTCCTACATTAAATATCACACCATTTGTAACTGGATCTAATTCTTGGAGTCATCCATATGAAGATTATTATGATACTCCTGTTTATGATATGACTGCTGATGATGATGGAAATTTAAATAATCCAGGGTCTATTTTATATTATGTTCCAACTAGAACTGGACAAAAAGCAACAAATAATTTGTCGTTAGGATTAAGTGCAACAATATCAATTCCTTTAGATAAACGTCATCATGAAGGATGTTTAAGAGCTGCTAGTACTCAAACAAAATTAACAAATCAATTACTTGCTAATAAACGATTAGACTTTGAAATGGCGAGACTTAAGCATTGTGCCGAACAAAAAAGACTTGGAGTATCCTTCCATCCTTCCAGCCCCTCTTTCAAAATTTGTGCAGATATTGTTGTTACTAATCCACATGGAGTAATACCACAACATCAACATTCTATTTTACCTTTAGAGCAGGAAGTCCCTTCTTTTCACGATAAAGATTTGAAAGAGTCTCAGAATAAGTCAAACGTCTTGGATTCTTCCCAAGAAGTTTCTGAATCTTCTTCATTGCAGTCTTTATCAGAGGCTTTATTGCCTTCAAAACAAGATCAGCCAGCGGCTTTGCTAGGACTGCCGATGTCGTTGCCACAAGAGCAATAGAAGCTGTAGTAGTTACAGCCCCAGCTGTAGGTAATGAATTTATAATTTGTTCAACAATTGGAACTTCTTCATAGAGAGTAATACATCGACCATTTTGTATTTCATAACCACTTATTTTTCTATTTCCTTCTACTATGCTACCGACTATAGGAGCGTCAATTGGGGGACAAATAATTTCAGGAGTAGATGTAGAAGGTAGTTCTGGACTAGGGGGTTTAACTATTTCATTGTTATCTAAAGGTATCATTGGTACGTCAGCTGGTTTTGAATATACTAAATTTTCAGGTTGATAATCAATAGGTGTATAGCTAGGTACTGTTCCATCACATAAAACTCTTGTAGCACCATCATCTTCTTCTTTTAATTTATTTGATTTTTTATTAGCAGGATGAAACTCTACACATCCAGGTATATTAATAATAGGTAATCCAATAGATAGGCTTACTGGTGGAGTATTAGGTATAGAGTTTATTTCATTAAAAACATGAGATGGAATAATGACATCAATATCGTTAATAGTTTCAACTTTTATGTCTGGTATTTCATTCACTTTTCTCTTTTTTTATAGGCTTCAAAGTATGAATAGCAATTAGAACAATCTAATATAGTTACTTGACTGTAATCTTCATTAAATTCATTTTTTTCTAATACTTCTGTTTCTGAAGTAATAAGATCAGATTCACAATAAAGACATTTCATGATTTTAAAATTGAGGAACACCTAAACCACTTCTTTGACTTCTTGGTGCAACAGGACCAGTCATGCTAGGTAGTGAAGGGGTAGGAACCATCTCTTTAATTTTATCGCCAGCAATTGCACCGACTTGACCCATGATTTTTTCTTTTGCTGAATTTATGAGTGCATCCTTATTTGCATATACGTAAACACCAGCACCAACAACGGAAGCAGATATAACGAAAGACGCAACAGAAAGTACATTAATTATTTTCTGCATAACAAAAAGTTAATTTATGTTTTAATTATAGACCTTTATTATTTGTATTAAATTTATAGACGTGCTAACGGTTTAAGTTTAATTAACCAACTTTATAACTAAGCGACCAAATAATATCCCAAGTTGCATCATGTCCAGCTTGTAATGGTGCCCAAGCTCCACCATCTATAGAGTAATAGAGATACATATTAGTATTATTAGCAGGTTTATAAGTCACAACCCATGCGGATGCGTCATCCATTGCCGCAGGGAAATCGAAATGATTTAGCATACAACTACCTGTCTCATATGGAGACGTAGTACCTATACCAGTATTAGTGAAAGGTAAATTATTCATTATCCAATTACCAGAAGTAGAATTAACACTAGAAATTTGTGTGTAACCGTTACACTGAACCACATTTCCAATTTTTATATATCTTGCCATATTAAGCCCATAATTTACAGTTCCCGCTGTCGTTTGACCTGTCCAAACAGGAGTAAAAGTTCCTTCTTCATAGTCGTCCAATAAGTTTGAATCAACTCCTGTTCCATAATTGTAAAAGTCAATACCGTGACCGCTTGCCACAACTAGGTTTCCGTCATTAATCTTCAGATCGCCATCTGATTCTATATCTATACCTTTATCACCAGCTCCACTTCCTCTGATGTAGAAAGTATCAGAGGAATGACCATAGCCAATATATCCAGCATACCGATCAGTACCAGTACTACCATCAGCAAACATTAGATAACCTGTATTGGCAGATGGTGTATGAATCGTAATTCCACCACTACCACTAGGCTTAACAACTAAGTCAGGAGAGTAATAATCAACTGGACTTGTTGTCCCTATACCTACCTTTCCAGACGAATCTATCGTCATACCTGTCATGCTTTCTAAAACAGAGCCATACCCAAGTTTAAATTTATCACCATCTGAATTATCCATTCCGATAACAAAATTTGTAGCAGCAGTTCCTATTTGTAAAGTTGTATCACCAGTACCTGCATTTTTAAATTTTGCAATAGCTGAAGTACTCGTATCATTTCTTTCTAAATGAAATTCTTTATCTGGAGTTGCTGTTCCTATTCCAATTTTTCCATCAGTTTTTAGATAAAGCTGATCACCAGCAAAACTTTCGTTCTTTATATTTGTGACTTTAAGTGTTGCCATAATATCAATCCCTTAAATACATTTTATTCGTAGTACATTTATGCAGAGGCTTGATATGTATAACTAAAGTAAAGTTTATCTCCTGCTCCTAAATAGCTACCTGCATCTCTTTCAATATCTGCAGAATTTCCTATTCTTACAGGTTCTAAATAACTATCTGTTCCTCCATTTGGATATAAAGCATATGAACCTGCAGCTATACTTGTTCCTACAATAATACAAACTCCACTGGTTCTTTCTGACTCATCTGTTAAACTTGCTTGAGTAAAAGGTAAAGTTCCTCTTGTTATACCTGTAGGAGAACTAACACTATCTACTTCTAACATACCTTTAATATGAACTATTCTTCCTATTTTTGTATAAGATAATAAATCTGCTGTTCCAACCCAAGTAATCGAACCACTAGTTACAGGTTGAATATTGGGTGTAAAATAACCTTCTTCATAATCATCTAAAATTTCATAAATATTTGAAGCACTTGCACCTGCATTAGGAGTCGCACTAAAGTCAATACCGTGACCAGAAGTTCCTATGACTAAATCACCGTCATTTACTGTTACGTTGCCACCATGAGCTATCGAAAGTTGTTTAGTAAAGTTTGCTTCACTTCCTATATTTCCAGTGTATGTCCAAAAATCTAAACCACCACCAGCAGCATTAGAAGTGGTCATTGAACCACCACCATAAGCACCACTGTTGTAATGTACTTGAATCCCTCCGTTACTGTTACTACCACCAGTCGTAACTATAGACGAGAATGAAGCGGTATCACTTGTTATCCCACCAGTAGTAATCCTGCCTGAAGAATGTATGCGAAGTTGTTCTGTAAAAGTTATATCTCCATTTGCACTACCAATTCCTGCACTTTCAAGTACCCATGTTCTAGATGGACTATTTACTCTAAGTCTTGCAGCAGCATCAGCATACCTATACTTCCAAGTACCTCCAGAACTTCTATAAGCGTTATGTATAAATTGAGTATCTGCTGTTGCAGTTTCCGTACTATAACTAGCTAATGCACCACCAGCACCTAATTGTATAAAATCATAACTTGTATGAAGATCACTATTTGCTTTAACTGTTAATCCAGTTTTTGCGACAATTAAGTTTGATTTAGTGGCTCTTAAAGAAAGATCACTACCATCAAAAGTAAGATTTGATTGCCAACTTAAATTTCCTGAACCGTCTGTTTTTAAAAAAGTATTCGCACTACCGTTATTTGTTGGAAGAGTTAAAGTATTATCTCCAGCAGATGCAGGAGCTTTTAACTCGATATAACCAGATGAAGCTCCTCGAAGTCTAAGTGCCATAATATCAATCCCTTAAATACATTTTATTCGTAGTACATTTAGATATTTAAGGCGTTACATAACAAGCACTTCCGTATAGGTAATTATCTGAATCACCAGCAGCAAAATCACTTCCTTGAACATTAGATGAAGTTGCACTATTTGTTGCCTGTTTGTAAAAACTAATATGCGAACTTCCACCTATTAGACCCCTAAAATTAGGCATATCAGTTGCCCATTCCCTCATAAAGCCAATAGCAAGACCTACTTTGGTGAAAGTATCACTCATAGGTGCAAAAGGAAGACCCGTTATAGTGAAAGTACCGCTAGGAGAACTAATAGCAGTAGTAAAAAATTTCATATCTATATAAACCACATTACCTATTTTTGTATATTTTCCAGTCACTCCAGAAGAAGTTACTGATCCTGAAGTAGAAAAAGATGCGGCAGGAGTCCAAGTTCCTTCTTCATAATGATCTAAAACTTCTGCTGGAGCACTTCCTGTTGCTGCACCTGTAGCAGAAGTAGCAGTCTGAGCACTAAAGTCAATACCGTGACCAGCAGTATCAATTATTAAATTACCGTCAGTAATTTTAACGTTTTTATTAGATTGAATTTTAAATGCATTATGTCCATTAGTTGTGAAGTTAATGTCTCCAGCTTCTTGATTTGTAAAGTAAACATCATTATCATTCCACATGGAAAGAAACATTCCATCTGTTGCTGCACTACCTGTTGTATTATTAGTTAGATGAAGTTCAGAGCCATAAGTACCACTTTGAGTTTGGTGTATGTGTAAAAGTGCTTTGTTATAAGCAGCGTCAGTAGGTACAGGTGCTATACCTCCAATAGAAACATTACCACTTGAATCTATGCGAAGTCTTTCACCACCAGCAGTACTAAACTGCATATGATTACTGCTATTGTCATACATTATTTCTCCATCATCATATCCAGAAGCACCAGACGAATATCCATCAGCAACACCACCAAAAGTAATAGTTGAATTTTGAATAGCACCACATAAAAGTGATAATCCAACTTGACTATTACTTCTAAGAGTAAGTTGTGTCTGCCCTGCTGTTGCTGGTGTAGTTCCACCTATTATTGTACTACCATTTGATGTGATGCGAAGTGCTTCAATTTCATTTGAACCTGATGCTTTTACACCAAATGCAAGTGCTCCAGAACCATTAGTTGCTTCATTAATTCCTCTAATATAGGAATTAACATTTGCCATCCCAGAATCAGTAGAATACCAAGATATTTCACCTATTGGTTGTTCTGCTGCAACAGAGGTATCAAGATCTTTGAATACTATTCTATTAACTGGTCTTCCTGTTACACCATTTTGATCCTTCTGTAATTCTAATTGACCACCTGATGTGATGCGAAGTCTTTCAGTACCAGCTGTACTTAAACCTAAAGTATCTGTAGCAAAGAAATAACCAGTATTCGTATCATTATTTCCTTGTAATGCTGGTGTACCTGCACTACCTGCGATACCTGAAAGTCCTGTTGTTCCGTTAAGTGTGAGTGCCATAGTATTTCCTAAACAATTACCCAAGAAGCCCCAGCTGGGACAGTGACAGTAGCTGATGCTGCAATGTCCACTGGACCTGCAGT